TCCCTGTAGTTGCTGCCGTCAAAATTGTCCTGATAATCGGTGGCCACTGCGTTCTGTGGCGAAACGTAATCCCTGAACTCCATCGGGTTGCCCACCTTGTCCAGCGTCAGGAGCTTCTCCGCATAACCTCCAAAGGCTGCAATGCAGAAATCCACCGGCTTAATGTTGTAATCCGGATTTCCCTGCCAGTAACCGATCCAGCTATTAGTGTCTGCCGAGTAGACCAGTACACAGTTGTTCTCTGTGCTCGAAAGAATCGGGACACTGATCAGCAGTAAACCGTTCCAGAAAGTCGCCGTTGCCTTTTGTGCTGCTGCACTCCAGTTAATCGAGTCAATCAAGTCTTGAATTGGATAGCTAATTACTCCGGACTGCTCGGCCACCATCTCCTCGGCCATCGTTCTCTTGAGGCTCCTGACGCCATCAGAAGCCAAGAAAATCAAGTCTTCACCTACTTGGGCAACAGCCCTGTGGCTGACTGCCCCGGAACGATTTGATACTTGCCTGACCTTAAAGGTGGAAGTGGCATTACCGGCTGCTGCCGCCGCTGCTGTCAGAGGGTTGGTGTCCACCAAGTAAATACTGTTTTCACAGAACACGACCACATTAAAGCCAACCCAGCTATACATCCCGGTCACTGTCTCGGCTCCCGTCCCAACCTTGAACGGGTTGATCGTAGTTGCCCCCAATGTAAACAGAGTGCTCGTAGCCGCCAAATCCGGTAAAATCGTGCTTACAAAGATCTGGTTGCCGCTTGGGTCATAAGCGAAAACTCTTCCAGAGTTGGCGATTAAATACTTTGAATTGGCCGGGTAAGTTGTATCGGTTGAATCAGTCTTGACCCAAGCCCCTCCGGAATACTTTAGCTCAAAAATCTTGGTCGTTGTCGTGTCGCTACTCCAGTACATTTTATCGGCTACCTGACACATATAAGCGGGATTAGATGCTGAACTGAGTTTACTGGCTGCTACCGAGATAGATGTCACTGTGCCATCTGATTCAATCTCGTAAAGAGAGCTGTTGACGGCAGCAATCACTCTTTCTCTTGAGTCAGAATCAAAGAAGTGAATCGCTTGGACGTTGGTACTTGAGCTTGTGCTGCCAAGCAGATTAGCGAAACGGTGGAAACCTCTCCGGGTCTTTAACACCCCGGAGATCTCCGGGCTCATATCCTTGATTAGCTCGGCCTGTGAGTCGTTTAGAAGGTTCTCCCGAAAGTTGGAGACTTGGCCCCCAATAAAGGACGCCTGCCGGTCATACAGAAGTATGTCGTCAATCGAATCATTGAAGTAGACCGGCATAGTTAAAATCCAAAATCATTTCTATTGTATCCGGCCGTGTAGGCATCCGGCACGATCCGCATAATCTTTGCCGTCTGGTTTGTTTCTGCGTCCCTTGCAACAGCCAGAAGCCTGTCGCCTTCTGCTGTCTCAAGCTGAGCCTTACCGTATTGCCTCGCTCTTTTAAGCATATCAGCCGTTCCGTACTTGATCAGTGCATTGTCGATGCCGCTAATCATTGGGCCGTCTGTGTCGGCTATCATCGGCCGGATCTTTTGCTTGCCCAGTACAACCAACTGGACCGGGCCGGTTGAATCGTATTCCGGCCGGCGATACAGCTTGACCCTCTGGAACTCCGCCCGAGTCTCCCAGCCGTACCAATAAAACTTTTCTGTGCTGGTCGAGTTTCTCACCGTCACCGTGTCGGCTGTAGTCTCCTTGGTCAGTGACGTGATCACAGAATAATACTCAAAGCTGGCATTGGCCGAGGGACTGGCTGCAAGGGTCAAAGTCTCCTTGTAAATCCTTGTTGGATCTCCCCACAGCTTCCCGACTATCTCGACCTTCTTCCCTGCATCAGCCGAATCGGCCAAATCAAAATACAGGCTACCGTTAAGAAGATCAAAATTGATACCCACAGAAGAAATAGGAGAAAAAGAGGAAGCAGTGCCAGACTCCGTAAGAGCACTCGGATCACACATATACTGCGTAATGATATCCTCCGGCCTAAGTTCCTGATCGTCTGCCGTGATAGCCAAGACCTGCTGAATTGATTGCGGAAGCGTGAGCTCATCGTTGTAGCCTGTTGCGTATGCCTTTGCCGTTGCCCCTGATCCGCCTCCACCTGTAAAAGTTACTGTAGGATTTTCAGTGTAGCCGCTTCCTGTCTTGGTCAGGAGGATCTCCCCCACCGTGTCGTTGTTAAAAGTCTTTGCCGTGGCTGTAGGGGCTACATAGCCGGCTCCTCCTGCTGAAAAGCTAATCGTAGGGGCCGAGGTATAACCGGATCCGCCGCCTGTGACCTCTATGTGGGTCACTCCCCCGTAGGGCTGCATCGTGACCCTTTCGACAATCAGGCTTTCACGCCACAGGGCAGAGTCATATATCAGTTGATGATGTTGCCGAATATATTCCTTGCACCTAGCCAGACTTGTCGAATCGGTTTTGCCAACCAGATTACAAATATAAGTGGCTAATTCTGAAAGTGTCATTTAGGTTCCAAATACCACAATTCTCAGAAGCATCGGAGTCGCCACTGCAGTACTTTGAGCGGCGTAACATTTCACCGTAAAACCGGAAGTGGTAGGCGTTACGCTTGTCGTTTCAATCCTTAAGCCTTGTGATACGGTTGAGCCGTCTCCGTAATTGCCTTCTCCAGTCACAAAATAGTTTGTTGAAGGCATAGCTGTGGAAAAAACAAAGGGTATAACTCCCTGACTTGTCACTTCCGGAACCAGAACCAAACGGCTGCCGTTTGTCCAAGTTGTTGGAGTTGTTCCGGTGGTTGTGAATTGGTTTCCCGTTACATTTGTGCCGCCAATGTTCGTAAAGTCGTCGCCGGATTTGTACTCAATAATTTTATACTTCTTTGCACTTGTTAATGTCCCAGAAGTCACCTCTGTCCCAAAATTAAAGGAAGAATCTAGTGAAGTGACTCCCGTCGCAGTGTTAAATGCCAAAGTCGTGCTAATGTTAGCCCAAGCCTTTGCAAATAGCGGAGAGTTGACGGCTTCTTTTGGAGACAAGGCCAACTCTGTGTAATGAGAGCTGGCAAACGGGTTTGTCAGCTCTGTTCCGGTGGCAATCTTGACAACTCCAGTGGTGCCGGTTGTTGCCGGCATACTCTGGACAAGTTTCTTTGGGGAAACCTGCTTGAGTGAAGCAACAGAAGCAGATACACCATCAGCATCATAAATTAAAAGCCTGTCATTATCATCGTGTACGTCTGTGGCTGCCGCCACAGTTGCCCAGTCTGAAATTGCCGTTGTGTGCAGCCTTAGCTTTGTTGCGGTGTTGTTCGTTGCATCTGCATCACTGCCGTCCACCATTTTAAACTGGCTTGCTGTCAGTGCGTTAATGCTGTTGCTGGTTCCCATCAGGATCTTGCTGCTCCCGTTTGTTGAGCCGCCAATCATCGCAAGGTCTGAGGGGTCTGCTGAGCTGTTGGTAGCGTTTACCTTTACCGTCTGGCTCCCCATATTGTTCAGCTTGGTATTGTCAACAGCATTGTCCCGTATTGTCCCGGTAGTCACCGGCTGAGGGGCTGAGGTGCTGATCTTGTCAGCCGTTACCGCATTGGTTCCCAATTCAGTCGAACCTATCGAGCCGGCCGTGACGGTGGCGTTGTCCACAAGATTATTCAGATTGGCAGCCGTGACAGTGTCGCCAGTCGTGAAAGTCGATCCCTTGGTTAGATAGGTTCCCATAATATCAAGCTGGTTTTTTGACTACCCTCTTTTTTGCAGCAGGAGCCGGCTTAACCGCAGCCTCAACGGCTGCCTCGGCTGCTGTCTGGCTCTTGGCTACCCCGTGACGCAGAAACAGCCCGATAAGGCTTGTAAGAATGACCTGAGCCCCCTCTGCAACGGAAAGCTCCGAGGTGAAGATCCCGGCCAAGCCTCCCAAGGCTCCAAGCAAACAGGTCCAAGTCGTTTTGCTTTTTAGCATTGCTTCAGTCCTCCTTTGGTTTGTGTTCAGACTTGGAAACAGAGCCCGGTTTCAATTCCAGCTTGGCCTTATCCTTGCCGGCTGAAAGCGTGACGCTTGGAAAAGGAAGATCCACAGCAAGATACGGTATCTTGAAGTTTACCCCCTCGGGGCTG